ATGATCCATCCGTGTAGACCAATTTCGCATGTTATCGCTGTATTTTTCCATGTTCTTTAGAGTTGAGTCAGCGAAAGCCATGCGTATAAGGTCTTGTTCGGAGAGATCAGCCTCTATTGCGAAACTTATCAAAAAGGCGGTTGCGAAAGGAAACTTGTCGCTATATGTCGAAACGCCAAAGTGCACATTCGGATTAAACGACTCGACGGACATATTATCTTCTAAGAGTCGCATATGATTGCCGAGAGATACAAACTCTTGTCGATTCATATCGCAATCGACGAACAAACATTCCGACGGATCTATATCATCGGCGAGACATAAAATATTTTTGTCGTAAGAGCCTACTATTTTCGAACCGTTAAAACGCTCTAGTAATTTTGCAGTCATGAATCCATCCATGTCAGGGGATATAATAAGATTCTTAGAATACTCTATTGTGTTAAGTATGTCTGTTTTCATTTTATTTAAATACTCCATGTATAATAATATAGTTATGACAATTCAAGATTGGGCTTCCTTAATAGTAGCAATACTTACAATTGTATCATCAATTGCTTTTGGAATCAAATGGATGGTTAAACATTATCTTTACGAACTTAAAACCAATGGCGGATCATCGGTAAAAGATCAAATTAATAGATTAGAAAGTGCTGTTGACGAACAGAGAATTGACTCTATCAAATCCAGAGATCGCCAAGAAAAGAAACTTGACGAGATGTATAAAATTTTGCTTGAGCATATTGATAAACTTAATAAATAATTTACTATATACTAGACATAAGATATGCTTTATTCTGTAGGTTTTATGCTATAGAAATATTGTGAAGATATTCTTTCACCAGATTCAACAGTTCTTATGCTATGAACAATATTAGATCGAAAAACAAGCAAATCCCCACGAACTGGCTTATAACTTTTAGTTATAGCCAAATCCATTTGTAAATTATCATCATTAGAAAAAACAGCATTTTCATGAAAATCAATTTCTCCACCAGTAAAATTATCATCCCAATAATAAATTAAAGAAAGTGTAATATAACTAACTCCATTTTCTGAACCAATGTGTTTTGTAAATGTTCCTGTTGGTACGTCAGCATGAGGAGACAAACTCATACCAGGCAATCTTTTGTCTACAGTTATGATACTTGATTTTGAAATATCGGAATAATCTGGATCTGTCAAAAAACTACCTGTTGTTCCAAGAATGTCAAAATCTTTTTCAACAGTTGGCTTCATTCTTAAATGCATCCTGTTTAATTCTTTCATAACATACCATGGCATAGCATCTCTTAGTTGAATTACTGACTCATCTGTACATACGCTTTGAGTCCAAACTGGATCTGGTGCACTATTGATTAGTTCTAAACATTTAATTCTCACGTCTTCATCAATTGTGTTTTTATAAATTTTAATCATGTTATAATTATAGCATATTTTCTACTATATATAAAATATCTTGTATATACAAACCTTAAAGATAGTTCTTTTTTCTTATATATATTTAGTATACACTATCGGTAACTATGACACTTTATGACAAAACAATACAAAACGGACATTGTCTATTATAACAATTTGATAACTTTAAATGTTATGTCCAGATTGTCCTGATATGATATACTTTAAATATGACTAATACTCTGGTTTGTCTCTTATACCCACCAGCCTGAGTATTAGTCTTTTTTTATGGTATAATCTGAGTATGCCTATTCACTCTTCTCTTGCTTTTGGTGCTGATCCAGTCACTATGCAATGGAGCGTTGTTAGAGGAGATACTGGGACTCTGAGAGTAGAGTTCTATGAGGATAATGAAGTAGATTATTATGATACTACCGACTGGTCTTTTAGAGCAACTGCTTATGATCAATCTGGTAACGTTTTGGATGCCCTCGAATGTGAGCCTGGAGTAGGATTTGTCGATATTACAGCCTACCCATCAATTACAAAAAATTGGGGATTAAAATACTCATCAGTTGTGGCTCAATTACCATTTGACCTACAAGTAACAATTCCAGAATTAATTGAAGACACTATTTGGACTCCAGTAATTGGAACCATACAAGTATTAGGCGACATTACACCAGGGGGTACACTATAATGGCAGTTATTAAGATTGTTCCAATGCCAGGCGCAGTTGGAGACAAGGGAGACGAAGGAGCACCAGGCTCTGTAGGTCCCCAAGGCGAAAGAGGTTTGCAAGGAACCCCAGGCACAAATGCAGTATGGTCATATCAAGGTGCATATAACTCTGCTGCTGCTTATGCAGTTGGCGATGTCGTAGTTTATCAAGGACAACTTTATTATACAAAGTCAGTAACAACTGCTGGAACACTTCCAACCAATACAGTTAAGTTTGATTTGATTGCAGCAAAGGGTTCAGATGGTACAAACGGGACAAATGGTTCTGATGGTGCACCAGGTGCAGGATTTGGAATTTTCTATTTAGGAAATTATAATCCATCTTCTGGTTATGTTCCAGACATTGCAGTAGTACGAGGATCAGACGGACAACTATATCTTGCTAAAGCAAGTGGACAACTTGGTGATCCAGTTGGAAACGCTGCACAATGGGAAGTTTGGATTCCTAAAGGTGCAGATGGTACAAACGGTACAAATGGTACAAATGGTGCAGATGCACTTTGGAACTTTACTGGTGCATGGGTAAATGGAATTGACTATGCTGCTGGATCTTTAGTTGAATTTCAAGGATCTACCTACTATCATCCTAATGGACAATTTTCATCATACTCTCCGCCAACAAATGGGTGGATTTTAGTTTCTGCTAAAGGTGCAGATGCTGAATTGCCAACGGGAGCAACAGGAACATTCCAAACCTCAGATAGCAAGATAGTTACAGTTACCAATGGAATCATTACATCTATAGAGTCACTTACTTAATACCGTGAGATAATGTATCCATGGCCGTTTCTAAATCTATGGATTTCCCAGGTGCAAAAAAATCTTCTTATGCTGCACAAGTAGAACAAAGTCAAGCATCTCCTACTGTAGATAATGCTCTTTCATTTCTTCCAGTACCTGGCCCAGTTGGACCACAAGGTCCTGCAGGTAGAGATGGTAGAGATGGAGAAAAAGGAGAACAAGGTTTCACGGGAAACATTGGACCACAAGGCGAAAAAGGGCCAAAAGGAGCAGACGGACTCAGCAGTCTATCCTCTTCAGGCCAACAATCTGGATGGGCTTCTTATAATAATACAATTACCAAACCAACAAAACTTGGAATCTCAGAAGGAGATGATGGGTGGGTAACTCTTATGTTAGATACAAAAGATAAGACCCAAGATGAAACATATCTTCCTAAAGGGTGTACCAGTCTTTGGAATAGCCATCAAAGAGCCTTAAACTTTCACGGTATCAAACAAGGATCCCAAATATTCGTAACATACAACTTTGAACTAACAACATATAGTGCCAATACAGAGGTTTGGCTAAGAACTTATTTTGCAAGCAACGATCAAGAGTTTGTACAATTAGTAGGATCATTTAAATATCAGAATACTTATAATCTTTCAGTCACTCAACAAATATTTATTGAAAACCAAGCAATGTGGGGCAATGGCGCTGTTCCACAAATTAGAACAGACTTTGATGCATCAGTAGTCTTCAATTCTGTCTACGTCAGCGTGGTATAATAAAACCATGGCATTTCCAGCAACCTATGACTTTAATTACTATAAGGGTGACACCTTTGAGTTTCGTATCTACCCGAAAAAGAACGATGGAACGGTTTTTGACCTAAGTCAGTTTTATATACCAACAAATTATGCAAATACCCCAGACGATGTAACAGACTCTTCTGCTCCATATGATAGTGCACAGTTTACAATATCTACAGTTCGTGGCTCAGCAGGGACACCAATAAAATGTTTTGCTAGAGTTTATGACGACAACACATACGTTCAATGTGCAATCAGACCAGCAGATGGAAACCAACTAGTTGCTGGAACAGAGTATGTTTATGACGTTGAGGTTAAAAAGCCAGCAGGAGCATCAGGCAGCGGACAGTATGAAGTTGTACAGACCCTTTTGACAGGAAAAATAACAATTACAGATCAGGTTACAGGCGCAACGTCTGCAACATCAGGTGCTTGATGGCAGATATACTTTTATCTAATGATGACTTAACAGTTTTTGGTGGACCAGAAAGCATAAGCCTTGACCTAGACATAGGACCGCAAGGTGATCGTGGAAGCATTATAGTAGGATCAAATGGAAACCCACAAGATGCAAATGTTCATGCAGATATACTTAACCTTCCAACAGGAATTGAAGCGTTAGATATTGCAATTGACTATAATCCATACTCAGATACATATAAAACAGTATTTCAAAGAATAGCAACAACAACTGGAACACAGTGGACTGAAATGCTTAGTTTAAAGACAAATTTTTATTCTGCTGTAAAAGATGTAACTGCTGCAAATGGAAAACTCACTATTCCGCCAATTAATGTAACAGAAATTGCAAGCGATGTAAACCTTACATCTGCAAGTTTTAGTATTCAGTATTCTATTTCATCTCCAGATACTGCTGGACCATTAGCAACAAATCTTGTAGTAAAAGATGTAGTAGATAGCGGAAGCATTAGAGCATTACCACTTGAAATAGAGGGTGTAGAATATGATGGAACAACTTGGGGACCTATAACTGGTCCTAAGCGTGTCCACCTATTTATTACGGTGGTATAATGAAAAAGGGTGATTTATAGTGGCAGCAGAGAATATTGACAATACCGTTGGTGGTACTGGGCTATTCAATGCCAAAATTCCTGGTCTTTCAGATGCAGCCGATATTCAAGCAGCGCTAAGACTTTACCACTATGGATCTTATGCCTATGACGGTTCAAATACAAATACCGCAAACCTTTTAACCCCATCTATTGCAAAACATTTACAGAATCTTGTAGATACAGATGCTCTTGAAGTAGTAAATAGAACTGCAGCAGATGCAGCAGAAGTATTAGCCAGAAATGCTGCAATTACAACACATAATTCATCTACAACAAATGTCCATGGTATAGCAGATACTTCTCTTTTAGCAACAAAGTCTTATGTAGACGGAGTTGATAAATCTTCACTTGTATCACCAAAAGAATTAACAACTATTTCTGCAACAGCAGCAACTGGAGCAATTGATATTGATGTTGCTACTTCTTCTATTGATATTCGTACTTCCAATGCCGTCGCAAATTGGACAATAAATATTCGTGGCAATGCAACAACTACTCTTAATTCATTAATGGCAACAGGTCAGCAAATCTCTGTTGTATTTGAATCTCCTCAAAGTGGAACTGCATATTACCCAACAGCACTTACTGTTGATGGTGCATCAGTAACTCCTAAATGGTTAGGTGGAATAGCCCCTTCTTCAGGAAACATTAACTCAACAGATGTTTATGTTTATACAATTAGGAAAACAGGTGCAGAAACATTTACTGCTCTTGCATCACAGAACAAGTTTGCTTAGTAGTAAACAGGTAGAATCATGAGTCCATTATTTCGTGGCCCAAGTGGTATAGGAATATTTTTAGCAGCAACTCCTACTCCTGTAGCACCTACTCCTGTAGCACCTACTCCTGTAGCACCTACTCCTGTAGCACCTACTCCTGTAGCACCTACTCCTGTAACTCCAGTTACTCCAGTTACTCCCGTAACTCCAGTTACTCCAGTTACTCCCGTAACTCCAGTTACTCCTGTAACACCTACAATATCAGAGTGTGTTCCAACATGGACAACAACAACAACTTACGGTGAGTGGGGTGCTTGGGGTGCTTGTGTAAGAATGGGAGGACCAGATGACTTCTATGAAACAAGAACTAGATTGGCTACTGCAACTCAAACTGCAACTGGATGTACTCCAAATCCAGATCCAATTGTTACAACATATACAGACTCAGAATCAAGAGATTGTACTCCCGTTGCACCAGTTGCACCTGTTGCACCCGTTGCACCTGTAGCCCCTACTCCTGTAGCAACAACTTGGTATATCTCTGGTTGTGTTGGTGGAACTACAGTTACTGACACAGGAGCAACATCAGGACAGGCATTAGATAATTTATTAGCAACATATCCAACTGCAACCAATATTACTGCAGCAAGTTCTTCAGGATATCCATCAGTAACTTGTACAACACCTACACCTACACCTGTTGCAACAACTTGGTATATTGCTGGTTGTGTTGGTGGAACTAGAGTTACTGACACAGGAGCAACATCAGGACAGGCATTAGATAATTTATTAGCAACATATCCAACTGCAACTAACATTACTGCAGCAAGTAGTTCAGGATATCCATCAACAAGTTGTGTTGCACCAGTTGCACCAGTTGCACCAGTTGCACCTGTAGCACCTACTCCAGTTCCATGTACACCTACATGGACATCAACAACAACTTACGGTGCTTGGGGTGCTTGGGGTGCTTGTGTAAGAGTTGGTGGCCCAGATGAATTTGCCCAAACAAGAACTAGAACTGCTACTACAACCCAAACCGCAAGTGGATGTTCTCCAAACCCAGATCCAATTGTTACGACAACCACAGATTCAGACACACAGGATTGTACACCTCCAGCAGCATTTACAGTATTTGGATTTTCACCATTCTCTCCAGGAGAGGCACCTGTAGCACCTGTAGCACCTGTAGCACCTGTAGCACCTGTAGCACCTGTAGCACCTGTTACACCTACACCTGATCCAACACCATTCTCATTTGCACCATTCTCGCCTTATACAAGAGAATAGAAATATGGTAAAATTAGTATTACAATAAATAGGGAGTAAAAATGACAGATAGCCAAGAAAGTATAAAACAAGTAATTCAAAATAATAAATATTCTTTGGTTAGTCCTTTAGATTTGGTTAATCCAAATACAGAATGGGCAGAAGAGTCTTTATCTAATGAAAGATATAGTATTTGTAAATCTTGTCCAGAGTTAATAAAATTAACAAAGCAATGCAAAAAATGTGGATGTTTTATGGCAGCAAAAACAAAGTTACAGTTAGCAACATGTCCTTTAGGTAAGTGGTAGTATGAAATCTCCATATCTATTAAAAAATGTTTTTCCACAAAAAGAATATAAAGAGTTGCAAAATTTAGCAATGAATTTATGGTCAACCGACAAGTCTACTTTTGATGAAGGATTTGGAAGACATCAATGGGCAATTTGGGACGGAACACATAGAGAAAGCACAGAACCACTAAGAAAATTTCATGAGATGCTTTTACCATTAGCAAAAGAAGAGTTTGAATCAGAAACTCTTCTTCCTTCCTGGTGCTTAATAAGTATTTATGAAGGAGATAAAGCAAGGCTTTGGAAACATGTTGATGATAATGCCTGTACATATCATCTGAATTACACAATTTTTCATAAAACACCTTGGGACTTTTATGTAGAAGGAGAAAAGTTTCAGCCAGAAGAAAATGATATGGTTGTTTCATATGGAAATGATCAAGAGCATTGGAGAGAAGAATTTCCTGACCCACAACACAATCTTGTTGCTAATGCTTTCTTTTTTTATGTTGAGCCAGATCATTGGTTTTTTACAGAAGGTCCACAATTTTTATATACAAAGATAAGAAATAAAGAATGAACAAAATATTAGTTAGTGTTGTAAACTACTGTGATCCAGAGTTTTATTCTACAATACTATCTTTATGGAAACAAGCAAAAAATAAAAATGATTTATATTTTTCTATAGTTTCAGAAGACAACGTAAAATATGATTTATCTTTTATACCAAAAGAACAATTAATCTATAGACATTTTGATTTGTCACAATATAGAGGAGGAGTTTGTTGGGCTAGAAATTTAGCAACTCAAGTTGATGTGGAGTATGACTATTTTATACAGTTTGACTCCCACACCTATGCATCACCAAAATGGGATAGTCTTGCTATTGAAAAATATGAAAAATTAAATATTAATAATGAAAAATTTATTATTGCTTATGCTCCAGCAGATTACGAAATGATGCCAGATGGATCCATTAATTTCGATGCAGCATGTAAAACATCAATGTATGGCTATTTATTTAGTGAGTTAATTCCAGGATTCAAGTTTCCAGGATATAGGTTTTTAAACATGGATGAAGTTATTCGTTCATATTGGGCTACATGCTGTTACCTTTTTGCACCCAAAAAATGGATTGATGAAGTTGGCATTAATAAAGATGAATCATTTAATACCGAAGAGTTTTGTTTATCATTAAGAACTTATGCTAAAGATTGGAAAATATACTCTATTGGTACAAGAGATGTTTTCCACAATCAATCACATAGGCAGTCTAACGGATCTGTAACAAGAGAAACTCTTAGGCCTTGGGCAGATGGAAGAAAAGAACATTATTGGACCCATGTTGAAGAATCAACTAATAGACTTTCAATGCTAATGTCTGGGCAGTTAGATATTCCAAAAGAAAAAGTTTACAACTTTCTTAAAGAATCTGGAATAGACACAAAATACACAGACTTTATTCCAAACTATAGTTCACATGTTATAGTTGAGCCTAGAGCACTTGGAATGCCACCAAGAAGGGATTAGCGAGGAAACCTGGCCATCCATTCCTTAGTCTTTGGAGTAATGCCCTTCCAAGAAGACCAGTTCTCTCCACCCTTAGACATGTAATATGCAATCTCAGCATTTTTGACGGGATTGAATAATTCAGCATTAGAGTCAAGATCAAACTTGTTTCTGCGATCAGGACCAAGTGCGTCAATCATATTAATTTGGAACATACCATAAGACGAATCCCCAGTTTTGTGATTGCCATTAAAGGCCAATGGTCGTCCATTAGATTCTTTCTTTGCTACTGCCCAAGCCACAACAAGGTCTTTACCCTTGAAGCCAACTAGGGAAAGCAGTTCCTTTAGTTCTAAATCTGTTAGAGAAACCTTATTTTCAAAACTCTCTAACTTTTTTGCTTTAGAAACCAAAAAAACCTCTTTCGAGGTGGTTTCCGATGTCTGAGCCTGTTTCAGGCTAAGGTTATTCTTGGTATCAAAATCTGAAATAGCATTAGCAGAATTAGACATAACTGTTACTAGTGCTACGATACTGAGTGTGCTAATGATCTCTTTGTTTCTTTCGATAAATTTAATCATAGTTTCCTCCTTAGAAAACAATAACACCTTGGCAGGTGTTACTTCCTAGTATAACATAAAATTTTATCAAAAGTCAACTTTAGAGGGTGGTATAATAAAGATTATGTCTCAGTCATCATCTAATTATCCTACTATGAAGTTCCCTCTTGCTTCAGATCCCGTGAATGTACACGGAGACATTAAGGTATTAGTTGATGCTTTAAACGACATTCTTCCGCCATTAGGTTATGGCGCAGCCTATCTTGAGGTTAGAAATATCACAGGTCTTAATATTTCACAGGGTTCTCCAGTTTTTATTAGTGGAACTGTTTCTTATGGAGGGAAAATGGTTTCAACAATAGAAAAATATAATCCATCAAGTCAATCTCATAATCCAGATCTTCCAATACTTGGATTAGTAAAAAGCAGTATTGCAAATAACACAAATGGTCTTGTAATTGTTTCTGGTGTTTTAGAAATGAATACTTCTTCTTTAGGAGCAGCAGGAACAAAAGTTTATGTTGATGGAGATGGTTATGTTGTTCCATCCCGTCCAGCAACAGGGCCAGCAAGATATGTAGCCGTTGTTGCTATTCAATCAGTTACTGGAATGTTAATAGTTCAGGCCAAAGGAAACGGTACTTGGGGTGCACTCAAGGACGGTTTGTCGTGATATAATAACACTATGGCAACTTTTAGAAATCAACCCACAGACTCTTATGCACTAGGTGCAGCACCTCCAGAAATTCGTTGGACAGTTGTTCGTGGAGATTCCGCAGCCTTTCGTGTTTATGTAACCAACGATGCAAGAGAGCCACTTCTTCTTGAAGACTGGCAAGTTAAAATGGACATTCGTCGTAATGCAAGCCTTGTTGTTTCTTTATCCCCTCAGCCAATTGAGTTTCAAGACACAGAGGGAAGTTTTACGGTAAACATTACATCGTCACAATCTGAACTTCTTCAGACAGGAGACATCTTCGATATCCAACTCACAGAACTTCTATCAGAAGGTAGAGTTTGGACGGTAGCCAAAGGGTCAATGGTTATTATTGAAGACGTAACACAGTAATGCCAACACACCAATTAGCACATGCACAAGTACAGGAACTTGATTTAAGACGAGTTCGCATAGATCACATACAACCAAAAGCGAGAGTTCAAGAGGTTTTGCCATTTAGAGTTCAGTTTATTAACGTAAGTGTATTTGGATACTCAAGAACAAACCCTGCACCAATTCCATTACAGGTTATTGGCTACAGCAATTATATTCTCTAATTATATAATTAAAAGGGTGATATAATTACCACATGGCTAAAATATCAATTTCAAACGTAAAGGCCCTGTTTCAAACAGGAGACAGACCTACTCAAGAAAATTATGTAGATCTAATTGATACCGCAGCAGCCCAAGCAACAGATTTGGGTTCTTCAGGTAACAATGAAAATACAATAAGCGGAATTGAAAACTTAACTGTTATTGATTCATTTGATGCTACAGAATGGCGTATGGTCAAGTATATTATTTCAATATCAAAGACTACTGCAGGGGACAATAAGTTCTATGCAACCGAATTAACAATTCTTGCTGATGGTACAAATGTATCTGTTAGTGAGTATGGAACAATCGACAATGATGGGAATATTGGCACCATTAATGTCTCTCGCACTGGAAATACCGTGGCTATTACAGTCACTCCAGATTCTGCGATAAAGCCAGTCACCGTACGATATGCTCGTTTGGGACTTAAGGCGTAATAAAAGGAGATATAAAAAATGGCAACAGTAAATAAAGATTTTAAAATTAAGAGTGGTTTAGTCGTTGAAGGTTCATCAGCAACAGTTGGCGGATATGACATTCTTACAAAGAAACAAGCAGACCAAGATTATGTAGTTGGTCTTATTGGTGGTACAGCAACATCTGCTAACGAAGCAAACAAGGTTGTAAAGCGTGATGCATCAGGTAATTTTGCTGCAGGAACAGTTACAGCAGCATTAACTGGTAATGCAAGTACAGCAACAACACTTGCTACAGCAAGAACTATTGCTGGTCAATCATTTGACGGTAGTGCTAATATTAACATTGCCCCAACAGATCTAACAGGAGTAAATGCTACAGCAGCAGAAATTAATCTTCTTGATGGCGTAACAGCAACTACAGCAGAGTTAAACATCCTTGATGGTGTCACTGCAGATTATGCAGAGATTAATATTCTTGATGGTGCAACGCTTTCAACAACAGAACTTAACTATGTAGACGGAGTAACATCTGCAATTCAAACACAGATTGATACTAAGGCCCCTACTGCATCACCTACATTTACAGGTACAGTATCTGGTATTACATCAACAATGGTTGGCCTTGGAAACGTAGATAACACTTCCGATGCAAACAAGCCAGTTTCAACCGCTACACAAACAGCGCTTGACCTAAAGGCTCCTCTTGCATCTCCAGCATTAACTGGTACACCTACTGCTCCTACAGCAACTGCAGGAACAAATAATACTCAGGTTGCTACAACAGCATATACAGATGCAGCAATTGCATCACTTGTAGATGGAGCACCAGAACTTCTTAATACTCTTAATGAGTTGGCATTTGCAATTGCAGATGATGCTAACTTTGCTACAACTCTTACTACATCAGTAGGAACTAAGGTATCAAAGGCTGGCGACACAATGACTGGACTTCTTGTCCTTTCAGCAGATCCATCAGAAAACCTTGGAGCAGCAACAAAGCAGTATGTTGATACAGCAGAATTAGATGCAGTCACCGCAGCAGGAACCGCAGCAGGTACTGCAATTTCAAACGCAGTATCAGCATTAACAAAGTCTTCAGTTGGTCTTGCCAACGTAGATAATACTTCTGATGCTAACAAGCCAGTTTCAACTGCACAGGCTACAGCAATTGCAGCAGCACAGACTGCAGCAGAGGCTTACGCAGACGCACTTGATACAGACGATGTAGCAGAGGCTACAACAAACAAGTACTTTACAGATGTTCGTGCTAAGTCTTCAGCAGCAGATCTTTTGACTGGTGCAACACTTACAAATATTACAATTACAGGTTCAGGTTCAGGCCTTGTTATTACCGCAGAAAACGGTGTAGCAGATTCTACAACCACTAACCTTGCAGAAGGTACAAATCTTTACTTCACAGATGCTCGTGCTCGTACTGCGGTAGATGGAACAGATCGTTCATTTACATCAGTTGCAATTAACTCAGTTGCTAAGCAGGTTGCAGCAACTCTTGAAGCAGCAACAGCAGGAGTTCAGACAGCACATGCTTTCGCAAAGGCTTCATACCGTTCAGCAGAATACCTTGTTAAGATTGCCAATGGATCTAATACAGACGTTTCAAAGGTACTTTTAACACTTGATTCTTCAGACAACATTGCAATTACTGAATACGGAATGGTCTCAACAGGATCATCTCTTGGTTCAGTTTCAGCATCAATCTCAGGAGCAAATGTACAACTTCTAGTAACAACTGCCAACAACACTTCAACAGTGACTGTTGTCGGAACACTACTTGCGTAATAAAAAATAAAAATAGTTGGAAGAAGGAGCAGTAAATGGCAACAGTCGATAAAGACTTCAGAGTCAAGAATGGATTAGTCGTAGCAAACGGCGGTACATTCGGAAGTGCAGTGACAGTAGGAGCACCTACATCAGCGTCACACGCAGCAACTAAGGAGTATGTAGATTCATTAACAGGATCTATGGTTGTTTCATCAACTGCTCCTTCTTCACCAACTAACGGAACACAGTGGTTAGACACTGCAACAAACAGAGTCAATTTCTATTACAATGGAGCATGGTATACCCAGGCAACTATTGATGATACAAATAATCTACCACAGCATATCCACGATACCGCAATTGATGGAACTGGTTTCATAGTATCCCAGTTCTATGAAGGTGGATCATTCAACAGCCCATTGGGTGTAGGTTTGGATGCAGGTGGCCCAGACTCAACAGTTTGGACAGTTGTATTTGATGGCGGTAGTGTAGTAGATAACTTCAATTAAAAATTGGGTGTTATAATAAGATAAGTTAATGGGCAGCCCCCATAAAGGAGATAATAAATGGCAACAAGAATGCAACAGCGCAGAGGTACTGCAGCACAATGGACGGCTGCTAACCCAATCCTCGCAGCAGGAGAAATCGGTTTTGAGACCGACACAAGTAAGTTTAAGATGGGTAACGGATCATCAACATGGTCAGCCCTACAGTATTTTGCTAATGCAGCCGAACTAGCAGCCATCGTCGATGGTGCCCCAGATCTTCTTAATACTCTTAATGAGTTGGCATATTCAATTGGAGATGACCCAGCATTTTTAACAACAATGAACACAGCAATTACTGCTACAGGAACAGCCCTTTCTACTCATGAAACAGATCAAACAAATATTCACGGTATTGCAAATACAGCACTACTTGCAACACAGTCATATGCAGATTCATCAGTTACAACACACTCAAACGACTCAACAAGCATTCACGGAATTGCAGATACTTCACTTCTAGCAACTACCGCAAATATAGAAAGTCACAGGGAAGACACAACAGATGTGCATGGAATTACAGATACAGCACTACTTGCTAGACTTACAGACATAACAAACCATGCTTCTGTTACAACATCAGTTCATGGAATTGCAAATACTGCACTTCTTGCAGAAATGCAGGATATTACTGACCACGCTGCCGTTACATTAAATGTGCACGGTATTGCAGATGCAGCAGCCTTATCAACAAAGACATATGCAGAAGGCGTTGCTACAACAGCAAAGTCAGAAGCAATTACTGCAGCAGGAACTGCAGCAGACACAAAGATTTCAGATCACAATGCTGATACAACAAATGTTCACGGTATCGAAGACACTGCAGCATTAGCAACTAAGACATATGCTGACGGAGCAGTAACAACTGCAGTAGCAGCACTAACAAAGTCTTCAGTAGGCCTTGCAAATGTTGACAATACTTCAGATGCTAACAAGCCAGTTTCTACAGCAACTCAGACTGCCCTTGATCTAAAGTCACCACTTGCTTCACCAACATTTACAGGTACTGTTTCTGGTATCACATCAACTATGGTTGGGCTTGGATCTGTTGATAATACATCAGATGCAAACAAGCCAGTATCAACTGCTACACAAACAGCGCTTGATCTTAAGGCTAATCTTTCTGCACCAACATTTACAGGAACAGTAACATCAACAAACGATGTTGTTGTTAATGGAAACTTAACTGTAAACGGTACAACATTTAATGCATCAGCAACATCTATTACAATCGAAGATAACATGCTTCAACTTGCTCACCAAAATGCAGCAAACACCGTAGACTTAGGTCTTGTCGTTGGTTACAATGATGGTGCAAATAAGCATGCAGGTCTTGTTAGAGATGTATCTGATGCTAAGTGGAAGTTGTTCAAGGGAGTCACTACAGAGCCTTCAACAACAGTAGACTTTACAGAGGGATCACTTGATGATCTTAAGGTTGCAGCATTTGAAGCAACAACAGTAACTCCATCTGCTGGTATCGTATTTTCAGACGGTACACAAACAAAGGTCGGAGTTCCTTCTATAACAGCATTTGGATCATCTTTTGCAGCAACAGGAACACTTGCAGCAGGAGAACAAGATAAGTTTATACCAGTTGCTGGAACAGTAGTCATTACTCTTCCTGCATCAGGATACTCTACTGGTCAGTCAATTGATTTCTACCAAGCATCAGGAACTGGAGCATCATTTGCTGCAACCAACAGCGTAGTAGGAACACCAGGACTTAAGTTTAGAACTACAAACTCAGTAGTTACAGCAATGAAGACTGCAGCAGGATGGTTAGTCTTCGGAGATTTGTCAGCATAATAAAAATTAAAGAAACAAGGGAGATTAAATATGTCAAAGCAAGCAGGTAGAATGAGTCAGGGAGCAAATGACTTCCTTACCCCATATGCACCAACGATAGGTACAGCAACAAATGTTGGAACAGCCCGTCCTTATGACAATGGCGCTGTATCAGTAACATTTACCCCTACAGGGCCTAATGCTGCGACATCTTTTACTGTAACAGCAAGCACAGGACAAACAGCAACTGGGGCATCATCTCCAATTATTGTAACTGGAATTGCTTCAGCAGCAACAGCAACTTTTACAGTAACAGGAACTAACGCTGAAGGAACTGGTCCAGCATCTGCTGCATCTAACTCTGTAACAGTTACAACAGTACCTCAAGCACCAACAATTGGAACTGCAACAAATAGTCCATCAACAAGAGCGTTTAACAATGGTTTAGCCTCAGTAACATTTACTGCTGGTACAACAGGTGGATCTGCAATTACTGGTTATACAGTGTTGTCATCTGGGTCACATACTGGTACTGGTGCAACAAGTCCAATATCAGTTGCAGGTCTTTCATCAAATACTGCCTACACTTTTACAGTTAAAGCAACAAATGCAAATGGAGACTCAACATACTCTTCAGCATCTAATACAATTACTGCAACAACTGTGCCAAACACTCCATCTGCTCCAACAGCAACTACAGCAGCAGTAGGTGGCGCAGCAGCGCAGGGAGCAGCAGCAACTGCAAATGATACAGTTTCATGGTCAGCACCAGCAAATGGTGGATCTGCAATTACAAATTACTATTGGACATGTTCTGATGGAAAAACTGGAAACACAGGCTCTACATCAGTAGTTGTTTCACAAGAATCTGGAACAGCCCAGACATACACAGTCCGTGCTGACAATGCAAATGGAAGTTCTTCAACTTCTGCAGCATCTGGATCAATTACATCAGCATTCTCGTTTACACCATTTGCAGTATTTGGATTCTCTCCATTTGCAGTATTTGGTTTCTCTCCGTTCGGAGTATTTGGATTCTCCCCATTTGGAGTATTTGGATTTTCTCCGTTTGGTTTCTCACCGTTTGGTTTCTCACCGTTTGGTTTCTCACCATTTGGTTTCTCACCATTTGGTTTCTCACCATTCTCACCTTATAGCCGTGGCTAAAAATAATCTAGTTAAAGGTCTATATTAAGATTTTGCCCTCATAAATTGAGGGCTTTATCTTTTTATGGTATACTAAATAAACTACGAATGGAGAAAGCATGCAATTTGATCCAAATAAACCAAAAAGTGTAAGCACATCAAGTCAACCACATAAGTTTTTTGAAAGATTTTTAGACAATAATTTGCCAGTTCTTTCTGCTGAATTACAAGATAGATATGCAAAAATTGAACAGGCTAAACTAATTGGTGTCTCTGCTGTTGGAGAAAATGAAATATGGAAGCAGTCTAATAGTGTGTCTACCATGAAATGGAGACAATATAATGTTTTTCAGTTTCACTCAACAGGAATTCATAATCTTTACGGAGCAGTAAGGTCTATGGTAGTTGAGGCTTGTGATTATTATGGACTTGATTTTAATAAAGAAAAATTTATGGTTCAGGGCTGGTTTAATATTACTCATACTGGAAAAGGAAAATTAGACTGGCACGATCATGGTCCATTTGGTGCTCCAAATTTTCACGGGTACTATTCAGTAGCAGCAGAACCATCAAAAACACATTATCTAGTATTTGACAAAGAAATAGAAAATAACAATATAAACAACCGTGCTGTTCTTTCTGAAATGGGTCATCCACATGCAATGGCTGATTGGGATTGGGAAGGTCCAAGAATTACAGTTGCCTATGACATAATTCCATTAAGAGATCTTCAAAAATTTGCAATGAATCAAGAGCAGCATTGGATTCCTCTTGTATGAAAAAAGAACATAAGTTTTTTGAAAGATTTTTAGAAAATGATTTAGACAGCCTTTACACATACTTAAAGTCTAAGCAGTTAGAAATTTTAAGTGGAAAAATTGGTAATATTCCAGAAGAAACTTTGTCTAAATACAGTATTTATAATGGTCCAACTACACAGTTGGGAATGTTTTATAATGTTTTTGACTTTGATCACCCAGGAATTAAAGCCCTCAAAGAAGCCCTCAAAGAGGCCATACAAGAGGCTGCAGAATACTACGGTATTGACTTTGAGAAAATGCAATATAAAGTCCATGGATGGTACAACTTAGATCCAAAAACAGAAGGTGGTTCTGGAGTAAACCCATTAAAAAATGATGTATTTATGCATGATCATATGGGTGGAGAAGGTGCACCAGTATTTCATGGTTACTATTGTGTAAATGCTGAGCCATCAATAACTTATTATAGTATTAATAACAATACTCCATTTGAAAATCATAACAAAAACAATAGAGCAATTATTTCAGAAACAGGACACCCACATGGAAGAGATGACTGGTATGAAGATAAGCCAAGAATTACTATTGCTTATGATATTGCTCCAGCAAGTTCAGGCGCAACAGATCCAATTTGGATAAATCTTTGAACAAAATTAAGTGTTTAATCTTTGGCCACAAAATTATAACACAGCAGTGTCCAGTTACTTCAGCATCAAAAACAATATGTGAAAGATGCACGGGAACAGGCAAGCATGCAGTGATGACTTTTAAATGAACAATAAAACAGTTGTATCTAGTCCACCAAGAAGTGGAAATAACTTTTTACAATATATGATTAATTTATACATTAATGAGAATAGACTTGATTACGATTTTTGTGAGTTTGGACAGCACAATCCATCCCTTTTATTAAAAAATAAGTACGATAAATGTTTAACTATAATAAGAAACCCAAAAGATGTTTTTTTATCTATTCTTATTTTTGACTATGAGGATAAAAAGTTTGATGGCATAGATGATGTTTTTAAAATTTTTAAAAATAACTATTTAAACTTTTTAAAAAACATAAAATTAAGTGACAACTCTTATTATATTGTTTTTAATGATTTAATTAAAGATATAGATAGTACAATTTATAAAATTTTTTATTCTTTAGACAACAATTGTCCAAAACCAGAATTAAACCCAGAAGCCTTTAAGTCTTCAGGCCACCCTTTAAGCACAGAAAAATATAGAAATGTAGTATTTGAGGAAAATCGCAATGAAGACTTGCGTTTAGAATTTTTTAAAAAAACACAACATCTTTCTTTTTATGATATAGATCTTGAAATATTAAAATTACTATCTGAGCATCCAGAAAAACGTATTTAGTAATTACTTTTAAATAACTATAAACCATTGCTTTAGGGAGAGTTTTGCTTTTCATAAAACTCTGCTATACTTAGGACTTAATCCGTTTTTGAAAGGACGATACACATGTCAGATTTTTTTAGTTTTAAACTTCCAGAGGACTTCGTAGAAAAGTACAAGAGCCAAGAAAGCCCATTTGGGTTTAAGGATGCAGCAGAAAATTCACTTGGAGAAATTACTTTTATTCGTACGTATTCTCGTATGAAGGAAGATGGAACTAAAGAAAGATGGCACGAGGTTTGTCGTCGTGTAATCGAGGGTATGTATTCAGTTCAGAAGAATCATGCTAAAGAGAACCGTCTACCATGGAATGACTATAAGGCTCAGAAATCTGCACAGGAAGCATTCCAAAGAATGTTTGAATTAAAGTGGACACCACCAGGACGAGGCATGTGGGCATTTGGAACTCCTATGACCATGGAGAAAAAGAATTCAGCAGCACTACAAAATTGTGCAATGGTATCTACAAAAGATCTTGATAAGAATGATCCAGGAGCCCTGTTTGCTTGGGTCATGGATGCACTTATGCTTGGAATTGGTGTAGGGTTTGATACAGTAGGACAGGATAAGCATTTCTCAATCTATGCCCCAACAGAACCAGAACAGGTGTTCGAAATCCCAGACACTCGTGAAGGATGGGTAGAGTCAGTACGACTTCTTATCAACTCATACCTAAGAGCAAACCAGAGTATTCAGAAGTTTAACTACGACTCGATTAGGCCCCTAGGAGCCCCCATCAAGGGTTTTGGAGGCGTTGCATCAGGACCTGCACCTCTTATCAAGTTGCATGACCATATAGACCGTGTAATCGGCTCCAGAGCGGGTGAAACACTAGACTCTCGTGCTATCGTAGACCTTGTAAACCTCATTGGCACCTGCGTGGTATCAGGCAATGTTCGACGCTCAGCAACACTTGCTTTGGGAAATGCGGGGGATGAAACATTTATGAATCTAAAGAATTCAGAACTATTCCCAGAGCGTAACTCGTTTGATCCAGAAAATCCAGGATGGGCTTGGATGTCTAATAATTCTATTTCAGCAGAAGTAGGAACAAAGTACGAAGACTATGTAGATTTAATTACGGAAAACGGAGAACCAGGTTTTATCTGGCTTGATGTTGCTCGTAATTATGGCAGGCTAAAGGATGCGCCAGATGGAAAAGACTATCGTGTGATGGGCTTTAACCCCTGTGCGGAGCAGCCATTGGAGTCATACGAATTATGTACACTTGTAGAAGTACACTTAAATCGTCATGAATCTAAGGAGGACTTCCTGCGTACCCTGAAGTTTGCATATCTTTATGGAAAGACTGTAACACT